ACTATGTTGGGCCATACCATTATTTATACAACTGTAGCTATTTCTCCACAAAAAAAGAGGAGGTCTTTCGACCCCCTCCTTGTTTGTTTGGTTTGGACAATAAAATTAACCTCCAATAAGCTCTTCAAAGTTAGTATCAGTGCGGGTAGCATAGAAGTTAACTAGAATGAACTCAGCAGTACGAACTGGCTTAAGGTAAATATCAACAACGAGCTCGTTCTGGTCAATTACTTCACCAGTATTGTTACGCTCGTCACAGACGATCATAAAGTCATACAAGCCGTCAGCAGCTTTAACACGCTCAAAGAATGGTGTCAAAGTATTAGCTACTCTTGTACGAGTAAACAATGTGTTGTTCTCAAAGAGGAAGAACTGCATTGTCTTTTTAGTGATCTTCTCAAGGTAGAGGAAAGTACGACGAACGTTAATACGATCGAATGCACTTGGCTTCTTGAGGAGAGTCTTCTGACCGAAGAACACATTACCCTGATCAGCAAAGTTAGCTACTGGGTTAAGGTTAACGGTGTAAAGATCATCACGTTGACGTTGGTTAGGGCTGATTGCAATATCATCAGCATCTTGAATAATACCACGATTGAATCCAGCAGGTGCACCCCATGGACCAACCTGAGCATCTGTAGAAGCCATCTTAGCACAAGCAAAGCCAGAAGATGGAACATATACATAAAGGCCGGTGTAGTTATCATATACCTTCATCCAGTTAGCAAACACTGTTGCATAGGATGTATTAGCAAGAGAGAACTGATGGCGCATTGCCCAGTAGATGTCAGTGTAGAAGTTCTTTGTAGGATCCTTCTGTACCTTCTGTGACTTACCAGCTACAAGAATCTGACGGATTGGATCAGCAACGAAAAGAATGTCACCACGACCACCATCCTTAACAGGACCTGCAAATGTCGCAAAGCGGTTAAAGACTGTTGTGTAAGCTGTACGAGCTTCTTCACCAGTAGAGTCAAGATCACTAGAAGTACGAAGAGCTTCAATAGCTGCTGTTGTACGAGTATCATCAAAACCACGAGCAGAGAGAGTAGCATTAGCTGTCTCCATGTAAGTGTGAATAGTACCAAGACCACCTTCAGCAATAATATCGATGTCAAACTTACGATCGTTACGAATACGATCAAGAGCACGATCAAGCTTAAGTGGAATGGAGCCGATTTCTTTAGATGTAAGACTTACTTCACCGTAAGAACCAAGTGGGATAAGACTGTCTGCTTTAGCAACCTCACCTGCGAAAGTAGCAGCGAAGAAGTTAATTGGAAGACCAGCAGCGTCAGATGAAATAGCACCACCCTGAAGACCATCTTTGAATGACTCAGTGTAAACACGAATCTTCTTCTTTGGAGTACCATCTGCATTAAGGTTAACACCACCAAGAGCGTCAGCAACAAAAGGGTTAACAACGATGTCAATATTGCGTGACTGGTCATTTACAGTATCAAGAGAGAAGTTAACTGGAGCACCACCGCTCTCAGAGTTACGTTGACGATACTGACCAATGGAGCCATTGTAGCCCTCTTCAAGAAGGTAATCAAGACGATTAGCGTCCTTAGAGAATACAGACTGACGAAGTTTGAATACACCAATGTTCAATGTATCATCAAACTCACGATCACCGATATCATAACCAACGATGCGATCTTCCATAACTTGTGAGATGGAATTAGTAGCAGGGTTAGTACCAAATTCAGGAGTAGCTGTAAGAGCGAACTCAAAGCGAGAAGCAGGAACGTCTGTGAAAGCAGAAAGACCAGTAGCGCCTGGAGCAGCTGTTGCTGTCTTAACATCAACAATAGCGTCGAAGTCTGTTGCTGGGTTAAGGTTAGTGTTATCAGAAACACCAACATAGTAACCATTGAACTGACCATCAATAACAGTCTGTCCCTTGTTAACAACAACAAGAGCAGCACCACTCAAGTCAGAAATACCTGAGAAGGATGTCTTAAGTTCTTTGCTTTGTTCAAACAACTCACCATTTTTGTACTGCATGTACTGCTCGTCAGTCATTTCAAACTGAGTAGGAGCACCGAGAAGGTAAGTAGCGTTCTCTTTATCAGCGTCAGTTACGATTGCATCAGCATCGCGATCCCAAACAATAGCAGGGTATGCCAATACACTAATCTTAGAACCGAAGCCTTGTCCGTTGCTAGCACCATAAGGCAAGCGGTTAACAAGTACTGAACCTGTAGAGTTAAGTGTAGCACGTGTAGTGTGATAGAAGTAGCGTTCAGCTGCAGTCTTTGGTGTACCATAAATTTGCTCAAACTCAGAAATACTTCCAAGTCCAACAACTTCGTCGGTAGGTCCTTCAGATGCAAAGCCAGCTACATAAGTAGTAGTTCCGGTTTGAGCTGTGCGAAGTGATAAATCACTCTCACGAATCTCAACGCCCGGCGATTGGATTGTCCTTTTAGCCATACTTATATTTATGGCTTTTCAGCTGAAAATCTATTTTTCTCTACAACAATTCTGTATGGATTTGAGAGTAAACAAACGTTAGAGAGCTTGTAATCTCAGCTTCATCTCTGTAGCTATAGTCAATAGAGCCAACAGTGATAGGAAAGGCTTTTGTATAAGTAAACTTGATGCGCTGCTCGTTATATTCATCCAATCCATAGAGTGTCATATCTGTTTGATACTGTCTGAAGTCTTCATCAGTAACAAGATTGGAGGCATCAAAGAGACCTTCCTTCTCATCATGCATAAGGTCGAGCCACTTATAAAGTACCCAGTAGTTGTTATAACCATTATCGATTGTAAAGTTAACTGTTACAGGCTCATATGGTGTCTTGGCGTGACCTGAGTTATATAAGTTCGATCCAGCATAAGCAATCTGAATAGCAGGAACGGTAATGGCTGGAACAACAGCACCATATACAGAGAACTGCATAGCGTCTCTATTAACATTGAACGTGCTTCTCTCATCCTTTGAATCAAGTCTCTTTAAAGCAGGTGGTAGATCAAAGACGAGCTTAAACTTATCTGCTCTGCTCTTGTTAAGAAAGGATTGATTGTTAGTGTTAGCAGCCATATACTTATTTAATCTATAGTGGAGTGAATCCAGCCTCTAATAAGTCATAATAATCATCACCCATTTCCGTCTCAGTACCATCACTCATGCCCCAATAGACAGGATTAAGATCAGGACTACCACCAGCCATGTTCTCATTATTATAAATGGATGTTGGATCTTCAAAGAGCTGTAAACCAAAGTCCATTGGCTCAATAATCTTAGGTCGACCAGTATCATCTTTCTCGATGATCTCAAAGTACTGCTCAGCAATATCATTATCAAGAACATAATAGCCATACATAATAGCCATAACCATATCATCATGCTTACCCTTTTGAGCTTTCCATGTACCATTTGGATAACGAACAAAGTCTCTAAACTCATCTAATGTCTCTTGGTCACGCATTACGATAGAGTGAAGGTCATTCATCCAATAGCGCATGTTCATGATACCTTTATGCTTTGTATTAGTATGAGCAATCATACCATACATTCTATTCTTACGATGTGCTTTAGCATTACCATAACTAACAAGTTTAGGATAGCCCATATCATGTAGCAATCTATCTACTACTTGTGCACCGCAGTTGTTACGCTCAATAAGAGCCAGCGGCGAGCCATAGTTGCGAAGTATCTGATGAACCTTATTACTAAACTCAAGAGGAGAGATCTTGTTATTCTTATATACAGCAACCTGTCTAACTTCTGCAGGATCGGTTACATCCAATACCTGAACTACTGAGCTATCTTTACCAACACCTTCAGCTGTATCAACACCAGCAGCATAAATTCTAGATGAGTCAGCCTCTTCCCAAATCTTATAACAGCCATCATCAAGCACTACTTTAGGATCACAGATAGTCTGTTCCATCTTCTCATAGAGTTCATCATCAAGAGAAGACTCACCAGAGTTAATCCACTCACAACAGAACTCCTGTCGCCAAGCTTCCTCTGAACCAATTGATGCTTTAGTATCAGCAGCCCATTTCTCATCTCGACCAGGAACCTCATTCCACATAATCTTACCACAGTCCCAGGCACTATCAGGATTAGTCTCTGCCTCATTATAGATCTTATAGAAAAGGTTCTGTGTTCCGTTAGCAGTAGAACAAATGAATGCTTTAGATTTCTTAGATGATGAAATAATCGGATAGACTGATTTCCAAAACTCATCCACCAAATGGTTCTCAATGAAAGCCATCTCATCAATAACCAAACAGTTAACGGACTGACCACGAGCAGCTGTACCGGTTGTAGTTGTAATACCAATACGAGAACCATTCTCAAGAGTCATTGATGTCTTAGCATATTCCTTTACTGGTGGTTTAAGCCAGTTAGGAAGTTCCTCATAAGCCATTCTTACACGAGAGAAGATTTCAATAGCAGTAGCCTCTTTGTTCGCTACAAGAAGGATGCGCTGATCTTTCTGGAAGCAAGCTTGCCATAGAAGGTAAATTGTCATAAGAGTAGATTTACCAATCTGACGAGAAGCTAATAGAATGTAGAAGCGATTGTCTCGCATGTTTCTTAATGCTCTCTTCTGTGCTGGGTAGAGCTTAATCTTCTGCTTACCATGATCCAAGCTAACAATGTAAAAGAAGTTCTCAGCAAAGTATAGAATATTCTTCTTCGCCTTCTTAAGAGCAGCTATTTTTTCTGGTGTGTATTCACCTTTCCAGTTTCTATTAGGTAAGTTTTCATTACCCATATAATAACTGCCATCGTTTTTATCAGCCATAGTCAGTATTTATTTAATCCTGACCCGTAAAGTTTCAACTTTTAATGGTTTTTTAGGCAACTCAAACTAAATAATAGTATGGCTAAGAAAAAAGACCTTAAAGATCTTGGCGACGTTTATAGCAAGCTCGGTGATGAGGTTGTCGTCGAAGAGAAGAATGATATGACAGTTGGTGATAAAGACGCAGCTGTAGGTGAAGCTCCACTACAGGATGGTGGTGCAAAAGACGATGCTGAAGTAGACGCTCCTGAAGAAGTTGAAGGTGCTAAAGCTGAAGAAGTCCAAGAAGTTAAAGAAGAAGATGAAGAAAATGCTTCAGAAGCCTTGGAAACGGCAAGTTCTGGCATAAATAACTATATGGCCAAAAAATCCGCATTTGATGAACTCTACAGCAAAGTTATTTCCGAAGACTTTGGTATGGAGGAACAAGACGACCTTAACGCTCTTGGTATCGAAGACGCAACTCCTGACGCTGAGCTCGGCGAGGAAGGCGACGACGATGCTGCAGGTGAAGAGGAAGTAACAATTACACTTGATAAAGACCTCGCACAACAACTTTGTGATCTTCTTAAAGCTGCTTGCGGTGAAGAAGAAGGTGACGACGCTGGTGACGAAGACGTTGCTGACGAACTCGAAGGTGACGACGATCAGTTCGGTCCTGAAGAGGACAACGAAGGTGCTCCACAAGCTTTTAACACTCACTATGATGATGGTAAGAGCAACAAAGTTGGTAGCCTTTCTGATGAAGCTTTCGGCAGTAAGCCAAAGGTACAAGCTGCTAATAAAGTAGCTCACAAACCTACAAAGGGTAAGAGCGACACTACTGCTGCTCCACAATCTCTTGGTGATAGCTACAACGACGGTAAGTCCAACAAAGTTGGTAACCTCGGTTCTGGTGAAGCTTTCGGAAGTCTTAAGGTTCAGCCTAAGAACAAAGAAGTTAAAGCAGGTTAATTCTTTCTAAATTATCTACAAAGACTCATGGGAAACCATGAGTCTTTTTTTGTATTCTGAACTAAAGGGCATAAATATATACATGCAGACATTCCAAGAGTATTACAATGGTGATAACATGATGAATGCTAATGCTGTCTCTGTTAAGCAGGGTGGTAAGAGCATAATGAGAGCCGGACGTAAGCACGAGAACATTAATCGTAAGGAATATAAGCACAAGTGTCCTCATGTTAGAAACTGTATGCACAATGGTGCACCTATTACTCTCGCAGGACAGCCATTACACAATGCTCTTCAAATGTATGGTATGGAGTTTCAGCCTGGTGTAACAAATGGCATTGGTAACTCAGATGTTGAGATTGTAATGTTTGAGAATGAAGAGGGTCAGCCACAAGGTACTGTTCAGAGAAAGGAGCAGAAGTAATGGGCTGTGGAGATGTCAACTGTAAGCCTGAAGACATCATGGCAGCTGCTTCAGCTCCATGTGGTCAGTTTATGAATGCTGACAATCAAGAGGCAGAGAAGCTTGTGTTTGATCTAGCATATAAGGATCTAATTAATAACTTTGGTATAGAGATTAACTACTATGTTAAGCCATTTGACTTGACAGAGGCTAATCTACTTTATGGAGAGCATCCTACAGCAATCTATTCTGCTGCTTCAGGTATGCAGATGTATGTAGAGCTTTCAGAAGAAGCTTTAGCCCTTTCACAGTTCGGTTTCGATCCTGGTGATGATTTTACAGGCTTTGTTCACATTGATACTTTCCAAGCTCAGATGAGCTCTAATGAGGCTTATGCTACTCTTGATGATGCTGAACCAAAGTCTGGTGACCTTATCGAGATTGTAGGCTTAGGTTGTGATAGACCAGGTGGTCGTTGTGCTAACCTCTATGAGATTACAGAGCGTAGAGAGCAAGATATATCTGCTATCAATCCTCTTCTTGGTCATTATGTATATCGAGTACGTGCTAAGCGCTATGAGAACTCCTTTGAACCTAATGCACCTGAAGAGTGCGCTAATGAGCAGGTTTATGATGACTCACAGTTCGGTGTTCTTAGTTCTAATATTCAGCAAATGCTTAGTGCTGATGTATCTGATCCTAAGTCATATGTACATGATGTAGATCAGGACTCTAAGAATGATGTCTATGATATGGACGCTAATAACAATGACGTCTACGGAGACTATTACTAAAATTTAAAAGACAAAAAGCCCGATGGTCTTTCGATCATCGGGCTTTCTTTTTGTAAGGATCTATTTACCTTTCTTCTTGGAAGCAGCTCGCTTGCTTTGACTCTTTGCAGTCTCAGCTTTGAACTCTTCATGTGTCTGTACCTGCTTACGTGCTGGTTGTAAGAGCGATTGCACGATAGCATTAACATCAAACATTTGATTTACATCTTCATAAGGACACTCATGGACGGCTCCAGTGAAGGTATAATCATATAGGTAAGAGTCAATAGTACCCTTAGGAAGTTGAACAGGAGCTTTAATATTGGTATGTATATTATAACCAAAGAGCTCAGGCTGAGTAGCAACCCATACAACAGTAGAGGACTTGCCAAGAGCAGCAGCTGCATGTTGAAGTGATGAGTCAACAAAGAGGCAACGATCAGCAAAGTTTAGCATATTGAAGAGTTGCTTCTTTGGAATCTCTTTCTCGTATCGAATGACGTCATTAAGCTTGTGATGGAAGTCATAACAGATGTGAATGATCTGATAATGATCTTTGAGCTGATTGACAATCGTTTGAGCAACTTCTGGATGAATGTCTCTTGCCCATGAGTAAGGATCTGATTGATGATTCTTACCTGGACCGCCGAAAGGCTGAAACATAAGGATCGGCTTTACCTTTTGAATCTTTGCAAGCTCAGGATCAATCCAAGCCTTCTCTCTCATATTGAAATTCATATAAGGTGTCTCGCCACTATACTTAATGTCGAGCATATCACACCATGTATGAATGAGGTGCTGCTTCTTTGTAATATGTGCTGTTTCTTTATATGGCTCTTGTGCAAAGACTTTAGTATCCTTATCGAGGATATAGTCTTGGTAGAAGTATGGTACATTACCTAGGCGATATACTCTATGCACATCTGTATTATTAAGATAGACTTCTGGCCACGCGCAAACTACAACAATCTTTGTAGTTGGGTGGTTCTTTTTATATGCCTTAACAACAGCGGTAGAACTTACATGCTTACCTATACCGCCCTCGATGTTAAAGACAGCAAACTCTGGTGACTTTTTATCGCTCATTACCATATAATTTAATACGGTAATGAGCAAAATCAACTCACTAGTTACTTGCTGGAACGTTACCAGTACGTAGCATTAGAGCTGCTAGACGCTGAGCAAGATACTCATGACCTTCAAGAGTAGGGTGTGTGTTATCACCGCTTGTATATACATCTTTATTGTTTGCTGTAACAACTCCGTTAATATCGATAAAGTCAGCACCAAGAGCTGTTGCACGACCTGAGATATATCCTGACACTGTAGTCAAGTTAGTCTCAACACCAACAGGCGTCCAAGGACTTGCAAGCATAATATTTGCTGAAGTAAAGGTACCAGTTACAGTTGAGTGCCAGCCATTAATACCAGCTTCAATGTTTGTCTGGTTAGGAGATGATTTATCATTATAACCAAGACAAGCTAAGATAACAGCCGGGTCACGAGTAAGTGCAATTTGGCTTGCTGATCTTGTACTTGTAGAGCTACTACCTGTACTTGACCAACCAGAAGAGTTAAGAGAGTCAGAGAAGAGATCCATATCAAGATACTCAGCTAACTTCTCTGCAAAGCTAATACCAAATGTAGTATTGAATGCTGTGCCGTAAGAGTCAGTCATGATCATAAGAAGAGGACGTTCCTTTCTTGTCTCATAAGGCCATACCTGATAATCATTAACAGATGTGTTAGTGTAAACACCACCGAAGCCATAGCTCTTACCACGAAGTTCATACTTACGAACCTTAGCTTCTGAATGGCTAAGCTTTAGGAGTCTGTTCTGATAACCAGCTACAGCATACTCATGAACAGGTTTGTCATCAATAAACACTTGGATTGAGGACTGTGATCGTTCAATCTTAATCTCAACTTCAGCAGCATCAGAATAGAAGGCAACAGAAAGCTCATCAGTTGAAGCCATTGTTGGCTTATAATAGTTACCTGAAACAGAAGCTGCAACTGGACCGTATGTAACAGAATCGGAACTAAAATATAAAATCGAGCTACCGAATGTTGAGCTAGTACCTGCAACATCAGCAACAGTAACAGCTTCAGAAGATACTTTAACTTCACCATCGCTCTGATATACAACACCTTCAACACCAGGATCAGTTTCAGGTAGATCTTTAATATAAAGAGAGTTTGTATGTAGCATGTCAGCACTAACAGTAGTCATATCTGTACCACCAGCAATAACAGATGAGGCGTGCTTAGCAATGTTTGTACATCCACCAACAACAGCACTTTGAATACCGCTACCACAAGTCTTATTAAGAGTACCACCAAGTACAGATGAGTAGGAAGCAATTGTCTCATTCAGCATCCCACCAATAGTAGTACTACAACCTGAACAAGTCTTGTTAGATTCACCACCAATAATAGCGCTATACTCACCACCACTAGTAATAGTACCGTCAGCACCACCAACAATAGCAACGTTAGTAACGGCAGCGTCGATCGTATGTGGATCATTTTCTCCACCTGTAGCAACATTACCGATAATCTCAGTATTAGATTCAACACAAACAAGTGTACCTGAATCAGTGATGCTAGAGTCTTCTACATTATTACCAGCACTATTAAACTTAGCAATCTTAGTAGCAGTACCTGTTATTGTTGTACCACCTCCACCAGAGCCAAAGAGCTGATCAATATTAACTCCACCAGAGAGAATATTTCCTACTGAACTTAAGTTTCCACCTATAGTAAGGTTACCATTAAATCTTTCATCAACGCTATTTGTACGAGCAACAGTAGAGTCAACCTCAACTACGACACTTGTTGTGTCAGAGTCATCAATAGTAATACCATCGCCACCTGCATCAAAGCCAGTAATGCCTCCACCGCCGCCTGAGCCCCAAGTAGCAGAGTTAGCAGCTACAATCGATGTTGTACCATTCCATGCTACAGAGCAAACTGCGTCAATGCATACATTAACAGTACCACTTTCACCGCCACCAACAAGACCACTACCAACACAAAGACCTGTAATGTCACCTACACAATTGAGACCTGCACAAGCTGATTGATCCCAATTACTACTAAGACCTTCTACAGTAGAATATGCACTCTCCCAATTACCACTAAAGGCTTCCATTGTTGTTGTTGTACCGTTAAATTGTGCAAAGCAATTGCTATCAATTGCAATATTAATACTACCGGAACAACCGCCACCGACGAGACCGCAGCCTGCTGTAATGCTTGTGATGTTATCTGCTCCTGTACTACCAATAGCTGATGCACTAACAAATTTAGTACAGCTACCCTGTACGATTGGTACAAGCTCGTTGCCACAAATGCTACTAGCTTCCGGAAGTTCACTGATCTTAATACCTGCCATACGTTTATTTAATCAAAAAGCAGTTGAACTCATAAGGAACTATGGTATAATTAAGGTAAGAAATGAAAGCACCAATAACATTCGACGAACCGTCGCATACTTATACTCATAACGAAACGGGTGAGAAGTATACATCTGTAACAACTCTCCTAGGAAAGTATAAGAAGCCGTTTGACTCTGACGCAACAGCGACTCGAGTAGCAGCACGTGAAGGTGTCTCGAAAGAGGTTGTCCTAGAGATGTGGGATAAAGAAAAGAATAGAGCATGTGATCGTGGTACTGAGATTCATAAGTTGCTTGAGGATTATATCTCATTCGGTGAAGAAGCTCCTGATTGGGGTTGGTTGTTTAAGAGTTATGATAAGTGCGCAGGTTACAATGTAGATAAGTATAAGAAGGTTCTCTGTGAGGAGCTTGTATGGAGTGAAGAGTTTAAGATCTCCGGATTGGCTGATCTATTCTACATTCACTCTGATAATACATTCACTATTGGAGACTTCAAGACTAATAAGCGTTATCGTTTTAGTTCTGCTTATAAAGATTGGATGCTTGAGCCACTCGATCACCTTCCTGTATGCGAGCATTCCACATACGGCTTGCAGCTATCTATCTACGCTTATCTTTATGAGCAGATGACTGGCATGAAGTGTCGTCAGTTGGTTATCTACTACCTCAATAAAGATCGCTTTGTAGCTCATCACCCTAACTATATGAAGGCAGAAGTGAAAGAGCTCTTTAAACATTTTTATTATAACAGATAAGTCTTGAATACTCACACCCATCTACTAAGTAATAACACCTACTAAACCCATGAAGAAGAGTACCCTAATTAATAAGTTCGAAGCTAAGATTGATGCATCCGTTGAAGCATTGTATGATGCAAGAGATCTTATTGAAGATACTGGTGAGATTGATACCTACTTTATCGATGAAGCTATTGAAGAAGTAGAAGAGATGATTGCTAAGTTATCAAATGATGTTAGCGATGCAGTTGAAGATATCGAAGAGTAATATACAATAAGGTATGAGCAAGATTAAAGTACTTATTTTAGGTAAGGGTTATGTAGGTAGCTATGTCTACGCTAACATGGCTTTGAACCCAGCTATTGACGTAGAGGCGTTATCCAAAGCTGAGGTAGATTATACTGATGAGTACAACCTACGTGGAGTTCTAAAGGAGAATAAATACGACTACCTTATCAATGCTCAAGGCTTTACTGGTCGACCTAATGTTGATCAAGCTGAAGTAGAGAAAGAAGCTTGCTGGAAGTACAATGTTAAAGTACCTCTGATGATCAATACTCTTTGTAGAGAGCTTCATGTACAACCTATTCACATTACATCTGGTTGTATCTTTACTGGTTATGATAAAGCTTGGAGTGAAGTTGATGAGCCTAACTTCGGAGTGTTTAACCCTGAGTCATCTTTCTACTCTACGAGTAAGCATGCCTTTGAGTCTGTAAGTGATAATGGTATCATTATTCGTATTCGTATGCCCTTCTGTGATATACTTCACGATAGGTCTTACCTTACTAAGATTCACAAGTACGATAATCTTATTCAAGCAGTTAACTCTAAGACATATATTCCTGAGCTTGTAGACTTTATTGAGTGTATCGTTGAAGAGGGTCGTACTGGACATGATGTTGTTCACTTTACCAATCCTAAGCCTCTTGCTACTGCTGATGTTGTAGACATTATGAGAGGCTTTGAGCTTGAGAACCTTAACTGGTCTTGGGTTGATATTGAAGAGCTCGATCTTGCTGCTGGTAGATCTAACTGCATCCTTGATACTACTAAGGTCAAGCAAGAGTATGGTTACACTCTATCTACTGAAGCAGAAGCACTTAAAAAGGCTCTTGCTGCCATTACTGCTTGATTAAATAAGTATGTATGAGTGATACAGTATTCGAAAACCATAATCTTGACTTCAAGGTATCCTTGATCAAGATGAAGCGTATCGTTGAGGGTGAGAATATTAAAGAGGTTGTTGCCGATACTGTTACTCTTAACGATGGTTCTGTATTAGACTTAGAGTTTACTGAGAGCTCTCTTACAATGGGCATTAGAGGTGCGATTGCTATCTCTAACGATAATAAGATATTAGAGCGTTTCAATATCGCAACAAATAGTCCTCAAGATCTTTACGTAGCATTTGAGATTAAAGATCTTGAATTGAACGGGACTGATTTTCCTGAAGAGAGAAAGGCTCTTACTGCTATCTGTCTTATATCCGGTACAATGGATAAGACAGCTGGTCCTATTAAGAGTGCTGTTATATTTCAATTTGAAGAAGCTTTCGTTGCTGCTACAAGACTAACACAGAGTCAATACTTTGATGGTAAGGGTGTTGATATTGGCTTGGGTGATATACTTGACAATACAAATGCTCTTGAGTTAGCATCTGACTACAATAATAAGATCTACAAACTTAAATCAGAAGAGAACATTACAGCTCCTTCTGCAGAGCCTAATACAAGACACAACATTAAGATTCAAGACAAGCATGATGTAGCAGTATACGATGCACTTGTTAAGATGGTTAACGAGTCTGGTGTTAATGGCGTTCCAGGTAAGACTCCTTACATGCGCTTTGTTAATGCTATTAGTGCAGATGGTTCAGTTAAGAGGTTGCTCAAGTATGATGCCTTCTTAACCGATAAGCATATTGAGTTTGCTAATCAAGTTAAAAATGGTAGTGTTGGTGGTGACTATACAGATGTATTTACTGAGAAGTTCTTCCTCGGACAAACCAGCGATGCAGCTGCTAACGATCCAAATGGGTCGATGAACAATAAGATTGAGGACTATAGTATCGCTCGTGCAGATATATCTGCATTAAGGCAGCAGGTATGGGGCGACTATAATATTAATAATGCAGCTGCTAATGTTGATCCAGGTCGTATTGATATTACTCATAAGGCCTTTACTGACCTACAGATTGAGTTTGTTGAAAGAGAGCTAGGCGGAGAGGATCTTGAATGTAATCTACCTCTCATACCTGGTGCTGAACTTAGAGACTTTCACCTTGATGTTAATACCCTTGCTACAGATGAGGCAGCTTTTAATGCTGTTGATCAGGTTAATCAAAAGGTATCCAATAAGGTAATGAAGAGCTTCTTAACTCTTAATGAATCAATTACATTAGATGTTAAGGGTGGTGTATACAGAGAGCCTAATAAGTTTATCTGGATTGAGCAGGGTAAGGATGAGGAAGACTATAAGAAGCTTTGGTATGTTAACAGTGTTACACATAAGTTCAAAGATGGTAAGTTTAGAAATAGGATCGTCGCTACAAAGATCTTTGGCGATACTTCCTTAAAAGCTCTTATTGCTAATAAAGTCAGTTGATTTTCACACGACCATACATTAATATAGATGTATGCGATATGACCCTTTAGTTGACTCTCATAAGAGTAATGTGTATAAGCAGATCAAGTCTGTTAATTTTGGTAAGGAGATAGTTGCATTCACTGCTGGTAACTTTGATATTATTCATCCTGGTTATACAGCTACCTTCGAAGAGGCTAAGAGGCATTGTGATAAGTTCATTGTCTTCTTGCATGGTGATCCATCTGCTACTCGTAATACAAAGTACAAGCCTGTAGTACCTTACTATGATCGTTATAAGATGCTCATGTCTATTAAGTACATTGATGAGGTCTATATGTATCAGACTGAAGAAGAGCTC